AGGACTCACAGTAGAAACCCTGCGCCAAGAACTCATCCGCATCGAACTTGCAGAAGCACTCGCAGAGTTGCGTGACTGCAACTACCGCCACCACAACCTCACAAAGGTTGGAATGCGGATGGCAGGGTTGGAAGACCCAACACGCGCCGCACGGTTTGAGGAAACCGGCGTGCTGTCTGACCGGATGGACGTTCTGATCCCGATAGTCAACCAACTGCAAGAGATCGTCAACGGATTCGACGACGAGGAGGAGTGAACATGAATATCAACAAAGGCAAAACCAAAATCGTTGGATGGGACGGTAACTCAAACGAGATCGTTCAGGTTTGGATGCCATGCGGATGCAAGTGGTCCAACGGTGGGCAGACTCTCGTAGCCTCATGCGTTGACCACCTTCGTTCCCCTACCAAGTAACCAACACGAACCCGTCTACCCGCCATGCAATACTCAACACATGGCAAACGAAATCATCGACGCACGCAAAGACATGTCAGCGCTGATGTCCGCTGTACTCAAAAAGGATTGGGACGGATTCGTTCTGATGGTTGACATGCTGACAGAAGATGAAGCGAAGAACGTCACGGTTGCAACGATGGGTTTCCTCGGTCAAACAATCCGAGACTTCGCGAAACACGCTGACATGGAACCATTGCAATTCTGGTTACAACAAATGGAAGTCCACCAATCCGAAGAATAACCCGACGGCAGGTACACTGGAAGCGTGGCCGCGCCTCCTCCTCCTCCTTGCACGCAATGGACAACCGACGAGCAGGTCCGCGCTTGCTGTACCGGCTTGGACCCTGATTTTGATTTGACTTCAGCAATTCAGTTTGCTTCCGAGATTCTCTTTCGGCTGTCAGGTCGGCGGTGGCCCGGTGAGTGCAACCGGACGGTGTACCCGTGTGCCGGTGACAACTGCGGTTGCAAAGCAGACACATGGTCATGGTTCGCCAGTTCAGGCTGGGGTTGGGCTTACGCTGGTTACCCGTCGTTGCCGTACATGGTGGCCGGGGGGTGGGCCAACAAGTGGGCAGGGTGTCGCGGTGTTTGCCATTTGGATTGTGTTGATCTGCCGGGGACGGTTGACGAGGTAACACAGATTCTTATTGACGGTGTGCCGCTTGACCCGTCCGCTTACAAGGTTGAAGCGTACAAGCGTGTGTGTCGTGTTGATGGGGGTCATTGGCCTTGCTCAAACCATTTGGGTGCGGAGCAGTGCGAAACAACCGATGAGATTATTGAAGTTGAGATCACGGCTACGGGCGGGGATTGGTCTATGACTATCGGCACCGTAACGGCTGTGTTTGATTCGACGTTGACTGCTGTTGATCTTGCTGCCGCAATCGACGTTGCGTTCGGCGCAGGGACCGTAGAGATTGTTTCGGGCGGGCCGGGAACAGTGGCCCCTTACCTGATTGTGTTTGCTCATGCTGTTGCAGGTTTGCCGGTTGTGACCGTGGCAGATGTTTCGCTTGCTGGTCCTGATCCGTCGGTGGCTGTGACTGTTATTGAACCGGGGTGTATCGCGGCTGAAGGCACTTGGTCGATTAGTTACACGCAGGGGTCGATGCCTCCTCCGGGCGGACAAATGGCTGCGGCTATGTTTGCTTGCCAGATAGCGTTGAACCAGTGCGGTGGCGACGATTGTGTTCTCCCCCAACGGTTGAAACATATTACTCGTGAGGGTGTGCAGATGGACTTTGCTGATCCGCTTCTCTTTCTTGATAAAGGGCAGGTCGGCATTTATGAGGTTGACTTGTGGGTGAAGTCTGTGAATCCTGCACGGTTGCAAAGGCGGGCGGCTGTGTACCGGGCTGACCACCGCAAACCGAATACAACTTGGACTTGACTGTGGCTTGTGATCTGCTTGACCCGGCGTATATCAACGAGGTGTTGCAACTTGTTGTTGACGATCTGTGTGTTGCGTTAGAGGAATGCACTACTGCGGGTGCGCCTAAGTCGTGTTTCATTTCGTGGACCGCTCCGCCTGATGATTGCTGTGACTTTCTGGCGGTGTGGATGGATGAGCTTTTGCCGACAGTGAAGTTCCCTGTGGTCAATAGCACCGACCCGTTCCAGTGCGGGGTGTCACGCATGATGCGCGTGAAAGCCCGTCTAGTGCGCCCCTGTTGGCCTGTGGTGAGAGATAACGCTAAGTCCCCATTCCCGCCACCGGCAGATATTCAAGCGGCTGCTGAGGCTCTTCTGATCGACTCAAACGTGGTCTGGTGCAGATTGGTTTCAGCGTTCGCTAACAACTTTTACCAAGCAAACGAAACAGATTGTCTAATGGGAATGATAAACAACTTGAAACCTGATCCTCCACGAGGCGGATGCGCCGGATTCACCGCAACGTGGATGATGGAACTAGATAGCTGTCGCTGCTAATGGCCGGAAAATTCATACCCAACCCAGCGGGGATAGCTCAACTTCTGCAATCACCAACAGGAGACATCGGGATATTCTTCGCTTTGCTTACCGAAGAAGTTGAAAGCCTTGCGGAGTCTTACTGTCCTGAAGATACAGGCGATCTATCAACTTCTATTAGTGGATCAGTTATAACACCGCCTCTTCGTGGGGAAGTCAAAGCTGGTGGCGATTCGGCACCGTATGTCATGTCCGTCCATGAAGGTACGCAACCACACGAAATCACTCCTAAAACGGCGCAGTATCTTCAATTCCCCAATCAGGCAGGAGAGATGGTTTACGCCAAAAGGGTTTTCCATCCGGGGACCAAAGCCAACCCTTTCCTATGGGAAGCGCTTAGAGATGTGATTATGACCTACGCCCGATAATCGGCTACATGCACTGTTGTTAGATATGGTACGATCCCCATAACGTAACGATTGAAAGGTACCCATGTCAGACACCACGGCAGTAGCTCCCATTGACCAGATTGAAGCACTAGCTTCTGAAGCACAAAACAAATCAGAGTCAATCAAGGTTCGTGAAGAAACCTTTGAGCTTGCTGCGCAGATTCCCGCAATCGTCATGTTGAGATTGACCGCAGCGGGCGACGCTAAGACGACCCCATCACGCCAGATGGGTGCGATTCTAGATTTCTTGAATCATGCTGTCGCTACTAGCGACCGTGAGCGATTCATGGCTTTCTTGGAAGACGCTGACCCAATCATTGACTTTGAGGAACTGAATAAGATACTCGAAGAAGCTACTGAGGTGATCGCTGCCCGCCCTACCGAGCAGTCGTAGTCCTCAGTTCGTGGTGCGTTTATAACGCGCTTGAGGTTGACGGCTGGCTTATTGGCTCAGGCAGGCGATTAGCGCAACTTTCTTTAGTTGAGATGCTCAACTTTGTTTATGCGCGTCTTGTGCAAGATGCGGATGAAGAAGGCCGTAAGAAGGTTGACTTAGCTCTCGCTGGGCGGCTTGGTCCTCATGGCGGGGAGATCATTGACGATCCGATGCTTCCTGCAAGTATGCAGGGCAAAGAGGCTCCTTCGTGGTGGAATAGTGACCATGACGCTTTCGCGGATCAGCACACTCTTTCCGACTCTGACACAAGTTTTCACGGGGTGACCTGATGCCACAGATTGTTGGTACAGCAGTAGTTCAGATTCTTGGCGATCCAACAGCATTCAATGCGACGTTGGCTGGGTTGGGTACGAAAACCGCTGCGGCGATGGCTCCGGGGACTTTGGGTGCTGCCACTCTTTCTACTGGCCTTGCTGGAGTCAGCACATCCATAGGCGGAGTTGCGGCTAAATCAACCGCTATGGGTAAGGCCCTTGGTGGTTTTACTATTGCGGCAGTCGCGTTCGGCGCTCTTGGTGGTAAGGCTGCATACGATTTTGATACTGCAATGCGGCGAGTTGGTGCCATCACAGGGGCAACTGGTAAGCAGTTTGATGAGCTTGATGCCCTAGCTCAGAAACTTGGTCGGGATACTGAGTTTACGGCTGGTCAGGCTGCTGACGGAATGACAAAACTCGCTTTGGCGGGTTTCAGCACTAATGAGATTATGAAAGCTATTCCCGGCACGTTGCGTCTTGCTTCTGCTGGTGGGTTCGGGCTTGCCGAGGCTACAGGGATTGCTGCTGACACGCTCAGGTCATTCGGAATGGAGGTTGGCGAAGTCGGGAGGGTAAACGACGTTCTCTCCAAAACGATGACAAAGACGAATACAAGCCTGATGGACTTGTCGTATGCAATGAAGTATGTGGCACCTGTTTCTGCTGCATCTAGAGTGTCGTTTGAGGAAACGACAGCGGCACTTGGGCAGTTAGCAAATGCTGGTCTGAAAGGCAGTCTCGGTGGTACTGCGTTGCGTGGCGCAATCGTCAAGCTTGAAAAGCCCACCAAGATGGGTGCTGCGGTCATCGAAGAACTTGGCCTTATCACACACGATGCCACAGGCAGACTTTTGCCACTAGAGAACATCATCGGGCAGTTGGAGAAAACGTCGTTTAGTACGGCTGATGCGATCACGATTTTCGGTCAACGTGCCGGACCGGGTTTCTTGTCTTTGGTCAACCAAGGCTCCGAAGCCCTACGAGTTCTAACGCAGAAGAATAAGGAAGCTGGTCAAGAAGTTGATGTTACGTCAAAGGCTCTTGGGTTCAACAAGAAGCAACACGACGAACTGAGATGGGCGTTCTTGTCATCCTTTGATGCCGTTTCGGACTTCAAGTTCAACATGGATGACACAACAGCGGTTCTTGGTGCATTCATAAAACGTGGAGCGTCTACCGTTGAAGCGCAAGACAAGCTTCAGAAAGCAATGCAAGCAACATCTAACGATGCGATTCTGCCGTTGATTGGTGCTACTAGAAAACTTGACGGCACGCTGCTGGATGCTGATGGCGAGGTTCTCAACTTTCAGTCCGTTCTAAGACTCCTCGAAGGCACTGGGCTGACTTCAGCCGAAGCGCTGGACATCTTTGGTGAATCCGGGCTTGCGCTTGTTGAAGCTATGAATCTTCCCGCAGAGGAAATTTCTAAGTTGAGCGAGAAGATGGCTAACAGCGGTACTGCTGCTGAGATTGCAGTGAAGCAGATGGAAGGCGTGAAAGGTGGCCTCAAGCGCTTCCAGTCATCCTTGGAGGGAATCGCCATCGTTGCTCTTGGTGGCAAAGACGGAATCATAAACAAAATGGCTGATGCCGCCGATGCCGTTGCACTGTTCTTCAATGGGCTTATGACCGACAGTCCGGGTGTACTCAAAGCGATTGTGGGGATCATCTTCGCTTTAGGTGGACTCGGCATCGCCTTCCGAATCTTTGGGTCGCTAGCGAGGGGCGTGGCAGGGCTGGTCAAAATGTTTTCATGGCTTGCAGCAAACCCTGCATTCATCGGATTCGTCTTGCTTACCGTCGCACTGATCGGTGCTTATAAATCTTCTGAGGCGTTCCGTGAAGCTCTCAAATATCTGTTCGACCAGATCAGTGCAGTTTACAAACTGATAAAAGACTTGCTGAAGCCCATAAAGGGTCTGGGCGATGAGGGTGAAAAGACGGGCAAGAAAACTTCCGTCATGTCGGACATCTTCAAGGCGTTCGGAGATGCCTTTGCCGTTGTCGCTACGACAATCGGAAACGGTATAAAGAAGTTCAGGGAATGGGTGGATAATCTAAGTCCAGAGGAACTTGACAAGTTCAAGAACACACTCCAAACAGTCATTGAAGGACTGAAACTTGCGGCCATTGTTATTGGCGTAAGTATCGCCGTATGGGGTTTACTCGCTTTAGCCATATGGGGTGTCAGTACCGCCCTAACAGTTCTGACAAGTCCGATACTTCTTATTGTTGCCGCAGTAATTGGTCTTGGCTTTGCATTCAAGATGGCTTACGACAAGATTGCTCCGTTTAGAGATTTTGTTGATGGATTCGTAGACAAACTGCAAGAGTTTGCCCAAGCGTTTATAAATGGTAAACCTGCGATTGAGGAAGGTGTTGGACCGCTAGAGAGATTCGGCCATGCGGTTCGTGCCGTCTACGACCTAATGGTCGGAATAGTGATTCAACCTATTATCGACGGTTTCAAGGCGCTTCTGGCTTTGTTCTCGGGGGATTTTCAGGGTGCGTCTGATATAGCTAAGAATGCTATCTCTAGCTTTGGTGATTCCTTGAAGGCATTGCCGGGAGCGATAAGTGAGATTCTGACGCAAAGCTGGGACTTCACCTCGGAGATGGCAGATAAGGCACGAGGAATCCTTGCGCAGCTTATGACAGCCATTACGGGTGCGATTGGAGAAATTCCTATTCTTGGTCCGCTTTCGGAAGCACTGGGCGGCACACTTGATTCACTTCTACTGATAATAGGTGGGTGGTCTGACATCTTGAGTGGTGTATTCACTTGGGATACAGACAAGATCAAAATGGGCTTCTTGAAACTCAAGGACTCCATGCTCGTCACGTTGGGTGAAGTGATACCGGATATTGCTAAGGGAATCTTGGACTTGGTTTTAGTGGCACTGGACCTTCTTGGAAGTGTGTCTGGCAAGATAGCCGATTGGCTAAAGGGAGAGGTTCACGATGGTATCGACAAAGCTATTGAAGCTATCAAGAATATTCCGATACTTGGCGGTTTTGGTGGTGCGATCCTTGAGACAATCCAAGGTGGCCTTGACATCGTTGGCGGTCTAGCAAAAATCCTTGAGGGCATCTTCACTCTGGACAAGAACAAAATCGGTGAAGGTCTAGGTAGCATTGTTGTTGCTATTGGAGACTTCTTTGTGGACTTGCCGTTGCAGCTTCTTAGCTACATTGCGGATGCTGGAGATGCGCTTGGGTCGATACTTGAAGGCGCTGCCAACTGGGTTGTCGATAACGCTCCGAAGCTATTTGACAAACTGAAGAACTTGCCTGAGATCATTGGGAACTTCTTCAAGAATCTTTTTGGTGGCGGGGACGGCGGCGGGAAAGGTGGCGGTGGTGGCGGTAAGGAGAAGGACAACCCGTTTGTATCGTTTATAAGCGGGAACTTGGAAAAGCTTGGCGAGTGGTTACAGACTGATGCTGGTCCGAAGGTCATAGCGGCATTGACTGACTTCTTTGGTCGTTTACCGGGGATACTTTTCAAGATTGTCAAAAGCGTGTTCAGGATTGCTGTAACGCTTCTGGTTGGCACCTATTCGGTTCTTGTGGATTGGCTTATGGACCTTTGGGGTCTGCTGGCGAATGGGATCAAGAATCTTGGTGGCATCCTTTTCAACGCGGTGAAGGAAGCAGTTATGTTCCTTTTCAAGGCGATACCGACAGTCTTGAACTATGTCATTGACGTATTCAAGAACATACCGGGAATGATTATTGGGGCGTTGGCCGCTCTTGGGAATTTCTTGTTCCCGTGGATCAAGGATGCGTTTGAGGTACTCGTTGAGTACATGCCGACAGTTCTTGCTTTGGTACTGAATTTCTTTGCGGGGATACCGGCTAAACTTGTTCAACTGCTATCTGCCCTCGGTGGCTATTTGGTTGCTGCGTTCCAGTTCGCTTTTGCGTTGGTCGTGGAATATGGGCCGGGGATTCTACTTGGGATCATAAACTTCTTTGTGAGTCTCCCCGGCAAGATCATTGGTGTTCTGGCAAGCCTTGGCGGGCTACTGCTGGGCTGGCTTACGACGGCGTTCAACTGGCTTGTTGAGAATGGGCCGGTCATCCTCGCAACTTTGTGGGGCTGGATTTCTGGTATTCCGGGGATGCTTCTCGGGTTGCTTGGCAATCTTGGTGGGATGTTGTTGGGCTGGTTGACAGCGGCGTTCAACTGGTTGGTGGAGAACGGTCCGGGTATCCTCGCGACGTTGCTTGGTTGGGTTCTGACGATTCCAAGGATGCTCGTTGACGGGCTGCTCATTTTGGGCGGATTGCTGTTCGATGGGGTGAAGCTTGCGTTCAACTTCATCGTGGAGAGAGGGCCGGAGGTTCTCGCTACCGTGCTTGGTTGGGTGACTGGTATTCCGGGGATGCTCATTGGTGGTCTTGGCGCTATCGGTGAGCAACTGTTCACTTGGGCTAAAGCCGGGTTTGATCTGGTCAAAGAGAAAGGCCCTGAGCTTCTCACGGGCTTGGTTGAGTTCTTCAAGGGTATTCCCGGCAAACTTGTTGACGCTCTTGGTGGTGCGGCCACGGGTGCGTTCAACTTTGCTGCCAAGATTTTCAATGCGTTGCGTGGTTTCATAAACGACAAGTTGATAAAGAAGCTTCAGAACATTTCGGTGTTCGGCGCTAAACCGTTTGAGGGTATTCCTACGATCCCTGATATTCCACTCGCTGAAGGTGGAATCATTACCAAGGCAACAAACGCTTTGATCGGTGAAGACGGCGCTGAAGTTGTTATCCCGTTGACGAAACCTGAGCGGGCGAAACAGCTACTAGTTCAGTCTGGTCTGATGGACATTATTGCTAGTGGTTCGCCGGGGATCGCAATGTCTCCTGCACCGTCTACGCCAGATGCGGGCGGGATCACTTCAACTGTCACATCTGCGATGTCGTCTGTTGTTGACTCTGCGGTAGCGGCGTTGCAACCTGTCAAAGACTGGTTCGCTTCGCTTTCCATGTTTGCTATTGACTCGCTCAAAACATTCGGGGAAACCGTGTGGGCCGGGGTTCAGGTCACGTTCCAGTTCCTCGCTGCGCAGATACTCATGCTGCTTGAAAGTTTGACTGCGTACATTGCGTTGTGGCCGATAACGGTCAGTGGCCTGTTAGCTAATACCGGCAATCTGATCTGGTTGAGCATGGTCGGCGGGATGGGTGCGTTTGCTAATTCGTTCAAGGCTGTGTTCAACGATCTGAGCTTGTATGTGACAACTTGGAAAACCGGGCTGGAAACAGGGTTCGGCGGGTTGCCTGCGTACATGGGCGGTATTGCTTCGGGGATCACGGGTGCGGTTGCTGCACCGTTCCGTGCTTTCGCAGCAGGGGTTTGGAATCCGTTTGCTTCGACTTTGACAGGGGCGTTGGATCAGATACCTGCCACGGCGAACATAAACATTCCATCGTTGACTTTCCCGACAGCACACTCGGGTGGTGTGATTGGTGGCCGGTTGCCTGAAACGGGCGGACCGTTTGAGTCTTCCGAGATGCTCGTGAAGATGCAACGAGGTGAGGGTGTTATCCCTGCGAGTGTTATGAACGCGATGACTCCTGCGGAGTTTGAGACTATCCGCCGGGGTGATTTCGGGGAACGTGACCCTCGTGCTGACAAGGCGATGACTCAACGGTTCTTGCCGCAGATGGGTGCGCCTGCCGCGCCGATGCCACCGCTGGGCGGTGATTCGTTTGCTACGTTGCCTTCTTCGATTCTTGAAGGGTTGAAAGACGCTCTCAAGGTGACCATTGCTGAGGCTAAAAGTTTGAGTGAGCAAGCCTTCTATGCACCCAAGTACTTGGGGGGTATTGTTTCTTCTGCGGCGATGGGTGGTCTTGGATTCGTTGGTCAGAAAATTGAGGAAGCTAATAAGGCAACTGCTGACGCTATGGGCGGTGTTGGCACTGCGTTCCCCGGTGGCGCACCTATCGGGTTGCCTGCTGCGATTGACAGGTTGCGGCAAGTTGCTGGTCGTCCGGGTAACTATCGGGCGTTGATCGACTATATGACCGCTACGCAGGTTCCGTTCCGTGCGGTTTCGATGGTGCGTGCGGGTGCTACAACTCGTGGTTCTGGCGGCGCTCGCGCTTCACTTCATGCTTCGGGTCGGGCGGTTGACTTTGCGGGGTTGCGAGCTAGTCGGGATTCGCCTGAGTTGTTGAGGATTTATCGGGCGTTTGAGCCGGTGCGTGGCATTCTTCAAGAGTTGATTTATTCGGGTCCGGGCGGCGGGTTTGTTCGTAATCCGATCACGCGTGCGGATCATCACGATCATGTTCACGCTGGTCTTGCTAACGGCGCGATTGTTTCTCGTCGGATGACAGCAATGTTGGGTGAGGCAGGACCGGAGGTTGTGATACCTCTGACACGGCCTATGCGTGCGTTACAGCTTGCTGAGGAATCTGGTCTGATGGGTGTGCTATCTCAGGCTGCGGGCCAACGTGCGGCCACACAGAGCGACACAACGAGTGTACCGCTGGGCGGCGAAGCGGCGGGTAGTGTTGCGGTTCAGGGATTGTTCCCCGGTCAGGGCAACACCTACAACATTTACGGGATCAGTATGGCACAGGTGATTGCTGAGATTGAGGCTCGCGAGCAGGCTTCGACCCGTGTGAACTTTACGAGGCGCTGATGTATCAAGCCTATTGTTACGGCAACCAGACTGAGCTTTGGAACAATCAACGCACCTTGGATTATCTGCGTGGTAACCCGTATGGGGTTGACGCTGCGACAGTTCTCGGCGGGTTCGCCACTGGGGTAGCGGGGAACCTTGGGCCATATGCGGTGAACAAGGTTCCGTGTTCTCCGGCTTCAGCGATGTTTTGCGATCAGCCTAACGGGGTTGGCACGACTGAGATTGAGGTTGAGCAGACGGACGACTTGATCGACGCAGGCGACTTTGGTGGTATCCCGCTGCTGCCCGGTTCAAGTCTCAATCCTGCTTCACTCAATTTGCTGTTCGATACGTTTCCTCTGCCTTTTGCTTCAGATTTTATGGGTGCGGGTGTTCCGATGCCGGTAGTTCCACCTGTGCCGGGGGCGGTTCTTGTTGGTTGCAGAATTAGTTGCATCACCGTTGACACGGGTTTGTGGACTTCAGCAGATTCGGGAATGTACTTGTGGTCGGTTGACGATTTTACTAATCCGCTGCCGGGTTCAACATCTGTGACTGGTACTGGTTCTGCGGGCTGGAACTTCTTTCCATCAGGAACAGCGTCGCAAGTTGTGTCTCAACCTGCGGGCGCGGTTGATGTTGAGTTTCGTTGGGACACACCTATCGTGGGTGCATCGTTTCCGGCAGTTAGTTTTGTTTGCTTTGATTTCGGCAGTGGTATCGCCCCGGTAAGTATCTCTGCAACGGGGTGGACTTGGATATGGGAAGTGACCGGGCCGTCGGGAATCTATGAGCTTGATCTGACAGGCGGCGTTGATAGCCCTGCGTGGTTTGATCCAGAGGTGCCTGAGTCAGGTGACTTCTACGGTCTGTTCGTTGAAGACATAACCGGTTTTGATTCTGTTGTGCAACGCGATCTAGCTCCCGCTTCCATCTATGGTGGAAGTTTGGGGCCACTAAAGTTGGGGCCACGAACACTAACCGTAACGGGTTACCTGTTTGCAAAGACTTGTTGTGGTTCAGAGTACGGGCTGCACTGGTTGAACGAAGCGCTGATCGGTGCCACTGGGTGCTTTGATTGCGCGTTGGGTGACTTCTTCATGTTGAAGTGCTGCCCACCCGCTGAGGCTGACCCGTTGGACTACGGTCGTGTCCTGCACCGCACAGGGCTAGTAGACGGTCCGAAGGTCGTGGACAAGTTCGGCACCTGCTGCGATCAGTGCGGGTACACGACGTTGAAGGTTCAGTTCACGATTGCATCTGAGTTGCCGTACATCTTTTCTGATCTGACGTTCCCTGTGTTTGAGGAACCGTTCCCTGCTGAACTTTATGAAAAGTGTTTTACTGACTGCATTGACTGCCCTGAGATTGAACCGATTTCGTTCATACCGGACTGCGGTGTAGTTCGTACCCCGCCACCGTTGCCGTTCATTCCTGACGATGATTGTTGGTGCGAGCCGTGGGTAACGAAACAGATATGCGCGTCTTACACAAATGTTTCCGACTGGAATAGTGCGACTTCTTTCATCCAAATTTTTGCGGGCGCTACCGATCTGCGGAACCTCAAAATCTCGGCTTACGAGAATCCTCGTGCTGATCTTGATCCGCCTATTCCTTGCCCTTGTGGAATTATCGCAGACGATGAATATTGGAAATGTATTGTCCCGTGTCAGGAGCTAACCGTTTCGCAACTCCCGTCGGGTTCGACGCTGACGATTGACTCTCGTACCCGGATTGTTTCGTTGGAACTTGCGGGCGGTACTTACACCTCTGGTCAGGGCATTGTTGGGTCGGCGGGGTTCGCCGGGTTTCAGTGGTTTGATCTGCCGCAGTGCGCGACGTTGTGTTTCATTATTTCGGTTGATGCACGGGTGTCTGATAGTGCGTGGGTGACGATTGGTGCGGCGGGCAAGTTCCTAGCCTCGGGCGGCTGACCTAATGCCGATCAGCGGTCAGATACAAGTTGACTACTCCGCACTCTCAATCAGCTACACAGAGGTTGGTTACCCCGGCGCTGTCGTACAAGTAACAGGTGCAGTCACCTCATCTACCAACCCGATAGTCAAGTGGACTTACTCGGGGGGAGGATTTTCTCCTAACCCGCTCGTCGTGTTTGATGCGTTACCGCAGGCTTACACTTGTGGCCCTGTTACAAGTCCGGGCTGCGAATCAGTTACTTGTCTGCTTGAAGATTCTCTTGGCAACACACAACTCATTCAAGGACTTGTACGCATACAACCGTATGAGGTTTTTACGGGGTCTGTGCCGAATCAGTTTGGCGAGGTTGTTGAGTTTGGCAAGTCCAGCGATGCGGGTGTTTGCAACAATAGTTTGGACGGTTTCTTCGCACCTGATTACGGCAACCCATTCTCGTGGTCTTTCTCCGGTGCAACCTGTGTGACAACAGCAACCGTTGTTCCCGGTGGTATGTACTTGGAAACAACCACAACGATGACCTTGCCGATGGACCCCGACGGCTACTGGGCAACAGGTGCCGCAACATTTTCTGCTGATGCGGTTCCCCCGTGGGTTAGCCCAACAACGGTCGGCCCATTGGTCACGGCTGCAATTTCTAGTACTGCGACAAGCTTCACTCCTTCAGGGCCTCCACCGTTTGGTGATGCTTGGACGAACGACAGTGCGTTGGCTCCCGGTGATGTTGTTGTTACCTCGGCCACGATACCTACGGTCGAAGAAGTACATGTGCTGCTGACAGCCATGTTCAGCGCTTTCGATAGCCCCCCTGAAGATGCTTTCGCAGGACAAGTTGTTGCGGGCGTGTTGATCCCACCGTTTCAATCCGTTCTCACCCCGACCTGTCTGCCCGGTGCAACACTCGGCGTAGGCGAGGACATACAAGTCCTACTAATGACCCGCGGCGGCGGAAGTGTCATCGCAGAACTCAACCCCGTATCCGGTTCCTTCACCCGCGACGTTGACGCAACTTCAACCCTAGAAATGACCGGCGTAACTTCTGGTCTACTCGGAGAATCCTGCTGCGATAATTGGGAAGAAGTGTACCCGTGGAATACCGAGATCATCGTTTACCGTGACGGGCGAGACGCGTGGTGCGGCCCAGTGACGGGCGTGGAGTTTGGTTACGGGACGGTCAAGGTTACTGCTGCTGATCTTACCGCGTGGTGGGATAGGCGTGTGTTGCCTGCCGATCTGAACTTTGTGAACGTGGACCTTGCGACGATTTTTGAGTCTGTTGTTACTTCTGCGATGTCTACTGATCCGGTTGCGAACTTTAGTATCACGACGACTCCGACAGGCATCCTCGGTTCACGAACCTATTTACAAACAGATTACAAGTATGCGTCTGATCTTTTATCTGAACTAGCTAAGACAGGAATTGACTACTCGGCATACGGGCGGACCATTCTTTGCGGCGGCGAGCAAGTCCCCGCTGACCCATACGTTGTTCTGACGGACGAGTTCTGGGTTCAGCCACCCACGATCAGCGCTAGAGGCAACGATCAAGCCACACAGGTGATCGTTCTAGGGAAAGGCGTTACGGGCATCGCGACTGCTACCACGCCTTATACGGACTTCTACGGCCTCCTCGTGCGAACCTTCAGCGAAACAGAAATCGAAGATGTTGCGTCTGCGCAAGCTGCGGCAAACACACGACTCGCTCTGCTGCAAGACCAGTTATACATTGACTCTGGTTCTGGCGGTGGTCTGAAACCAACAGCGCCGATCACGCTGCCGGAGTTGATACCGGGAATCAGAGTGCGAGTTGACAGCAGTGCTTCATGCCGTCAAGTTGTAGCGGACTTCCGGTTGAAGTCTGTGAAAGTCGGGTTTGATGGTAGCGTGTCTATCGACTTGCAACCTCTTGGAACGGTTGGCACCTGATGTCTTTTCGTGATGATGAACGCAATCTTGGTCACCGGATCGAAGTATTGGAAGCGCGTGTTCGTGCGCTAGAACAGCCGGGGGCGTTGCCGCCTGACAGGGGTTGGATTCTCGCTCAGGTCGGCACGGACCTCAAATACCTGTACGTCCCAACTGGGGTGTACGGACCGATTATTGGTAGTCAATGAGTTAGGATTCTGATATGGCACGTTGCGGTTGTTCCTCTACTTGTGTTTGCAGTATTAGTCCTTCAGCTTGCATTACTGTTTCTGGTAATGGTTCGACGGGCGCGCCGTTTGTACTCGCACCGATTATTGACCCTGTGGTTAGTAACACGTTGACTTGTGGTCCTGATGGTTTGTTGGCGGTGCCGCTTGTAGTTGAGAACACTTCTTGCATTGAGGTTGGCGGGTTGGGAACCGAGGCTGACCCGTATGTGATTACTCCTGTGATCGACCCTGATCTTGACAACATTTTGGAATGCGGTATCGCGGGCTTGTTTGTTGATGGGTCAAACGTTCCTGTTGCGGGCGTTGGTGACACTCAGTGCATTCTTCTGAGCGGCGATGGGACTATTGCTAATCCGCTACTTGCGCAACCTGTTGTCCCGTTTTCGACGGGGAACATTTTGACTTGCGGTGCAACTGGTTTGATCGCCGGTGGACCCGCCTTCAAGACATGGCTGCAAGCGGTTGAAGGCGCAGTCAACTTTGCTGCGGCGCAAGCGGCGACGACTACTTATCTTGCGACGCTCCCTTGAGAGGATTCTGAATGGCACAGTGTGGTGTACCAACAGCGGCGTGGCCGTTTGCGTGTGGTGATGTTGACCTCAATAACGGTTTGCATTGGGATGACACGACGAACAAGTTTTGGGTTGAACCGGGGATGTCTACACAGGTTCCTGCGAGGGGTTTCTTTGCTGCCCCCGCCAACATAGATGCTGGTTCACCTAGCGGGAACGGACTCTATTGGGATGCTGCGAAATGTAAGGTGTGGGCGCGACCTGAGTCCTGTACCAACCATTCCATTGTTCAGGTGGTCCCTGTTGTGACTCCTGATGTGGCTGGTTACTGGCAGTTTCAGACAAGCCCGTATGAGGGCAGACATT